AGTTACACTCATCTGTCCCTTAGTAAGAGTTAACTTTCACCGTTTCATAAGACTATGGATTGTTACCCTACCGTTAGGCAGGCACAATGAAAAGCCTTATGTTACTCTGGAAGGAGGTGGCCAATGAATTGGCCACCAGATGTCGCACAAGCGCCACGCAAGACATAAAGTATGTCGAGCGTCGGGTCGAACACGAAGGAGTATCGTTTCTAACGATTACTCTGGCAAGTTTTGGAAAAGACTTCCAAAGAGTACTTGACCAAGGCTTCGTCGAGATCAACTCTTTTCCTAAATTTCGGAAAAAGAGCGGTAAGCCCCTATTTCTAGAGGGTTTCCTATCTCAAGTGTTCGACCCAAGTAGTGGTCGTTTGCTCGAAGAACCGAATATCGAAGCAATATTTGCGATTCGTCAACTTACGTTGATGTTCTCGAAAATACTGCTCCCCATTGCCGATTGGCGATTGGAGCAGGCGATAGACGGTTACATAGAGTGTGAGAACCAGGTACGCGAATTCGACAAGAAATGGGAGGAGTATAGTGATATACTTTCTCTCACTCTTGCTGTTAATCGCGTTTTATCGGCGGATCTTTTTTCCGTGGTTGACCGCAAGGTCTATTACGGTGAGATCATACCGAAACACGGGCCCGGTTCCACCGCTGATCGTCTTATTGGAAACAATAAGTACAATCAAGTCGAGTGGACTGAGCGTTTGGAGCAGCTATTCCCCTTCGGGGAGAACGCTATTCCAAACTGGCGCCATGCTTCCTATATTAGCGATAATATGGAAGACGGAGCCACTCGGGTTACCTGGCACGAACCCGGAAGTGAACGACCCGTAAGGGTCGTCCACGTTCCTAAGACAATGAAATCCCCTCGAATTATTGCAATCGAACCTACTTGTATGCAGTATATGCAACAAGGTCTGGCCGAAGCTCTAATTCAAGGAATGGCTGATGATTCACTTATCAGTCATTTCATTAGCATTGAAGACCAGGCGCCTAACCAACGCCTCGCCTCCATAGGATCTATCGACGGTAGCTTAGCTACCATAGATCTATCCGAAGCTTCTGACAGGATTTCTAATCAGCTGATACGACAATTACTTTCGAATCATCCCCATCTTGCTTTAGGGGTTGATTCGTGTAGATCGCGAACAGCTGACGTATTTGGGAGACGTGTAATACGTCTTTCCAAATTCGCGTCTATGGGTTCAGCTCTAACTTTTCCGATTCAGTCGATCGTTTTTCTTACGATCATCTTTACCGGGATAAGTTTGGAGCTCAAACGCCCTCTCACCAGAAAAGATATTCTTTCCTTTTCCGGTAAGGTGCGCGTCTACGGGGACGATCTCATTGTCCCTGTAGAATACGTGCATTCCGTTGTCCGCTGTCTTGAGGCTTATGGCCTTAAGGTCAACGTGGACAAGTCTTTCTGGACTGGTAAGTTCAGAGAGTCTTGCGGAAAGGATTACTACGACGGATCCGACGTTTCTATAACGAAGGTTCGTCGAGTTTTCCCATCCCAACGGACTGACGTTAGTGAAGTAGTAAGCTTAGTAGCACTTCGTAACCAGTTCTATTTCGCTGGTTTATGGAGCACTGCTAAGTGGTTAGACACTCAGGTTCGTGCTATCTTACCGCACTATCCTGATGTGTATCCTACTTCTTCACTGCTGGGTAGGCATACCGTTCTCCCGCTCACACGAGTCGAGAGATTGGATTCTTGCCACCGCCCCGTGGTTAGGGGTTACGTGGTCAAGAGCATCATTCCACAAAATTCTTTGGATGATGTGCCTGCTCTGCTTAAGTTTTTCTTGAAAAGAGGAGTTACTCCTCTTGACTCGAATCACTTAGAGCGTTCAGGACGCCCTCTGTCCGTCGACATCAAGCAGAG